TAAATGTGCCGAACTACAACAGAAAGGATTTACTTTTAGACCTGAGACACGTGTTGCACATCTATGTTCAGACGTGGTTCCGATTCAAGCGTTGTTACCCCCTAAACCACAGAAAAAGAGATTTTGGCAAAGATGAGTACATTATCAGATCAAATAGCACTAAAAGCTGAAATAGAGGCTAAAAGAAAGCCTAAAAAGAAAACCGCAAAGCGAGACGAGCACGGACGCTTTATTAAGAAGGAAGAAATCATTACACCCGGAGAAGAATAATGCTAGCCATACTTAAACCAGTTGTATTAGCTTTTTTAAAAAGTGAAAAATTTAAAGTATTTGTAGTTGAGCTACTTGAGAAACTTGTAGAACAATCAGACAACGAGCTTGACGACAGAGCACTACAGATTGTTAAAAAAGGATTAGACATTAAATGAACGAAACAAGAGTAATACCGAAGAAAGCGGCGGAAGAAAGTTTTAATGAGTTGCACTACCTTGTGACTGAAGATTTCTTACGTAGAATCAAAAGTGGCGAAGCTACAACTCAAGATCTAAAAGCAGCATGTGATTGGTTAAAAACTAACGATATCACAGGTGTTGCTCTTGAGGGCAGTCCTTTAGACAGATTAGCTTCAGTGATACCAAAAGTAGATCCATCTTTAGTTAAAACCAGATTATACGGAAAGAAATCATGTTAGCACCACGAAGAAGAATGAGGAAACCAATAGGTCCTCGTGTAAAAAGAAGAATACCAACACGTCCCGGTAGAGTAGGTCCTCCTAGTAAACCCGGTAGAGTACGTCCTCCTAGATCCGGTAGAGTAAGTGGCCCTAGTAAACCCGGTAGAGTTAAACGAGTTATTGATAAGTCCCCAGCGGCACGACAAGCATTTCTCCAAAGTTTAACAAAAGAAGAACTTGAAAAAAGAGTTCGAAGAGACCCTAGACGTACTCCCGGAAAACCTAGACCAGTTAGAGTTCAAAAAGACCCTAGACGTACTCCGGGTAAACCACGAGTACAAGAGCCTTCTAAGCGAGTAAAAGAGCCAGTCAAAGGAGCACTACCTTCTAAACGAGTAAAAGAGCCTTCTAAAATAGAGCGTGTATCAAAAGAGCGTCCATCAAAAGTACAACCACGTGTACGAAAGAGACGTAAATCTAAAGGTCCATCTTATACAAGTACCAGTTTAAACGTGTGATGAACAAAACCGGACCAAAACCTAGTCCTAACCCCGGTAGAACAGCTAAGTTTTATCGTAAGAATAAAGAGTCACGTGAAAAACATAGACGTGATAATGCTAAAATAAATGATACACCAGCTAAAAGAGCGTATCGACGTGACCTAATGAAGATACGTAGAGCACGTAAACCCGGCAGCCAGACTGATATGTCACATAAAGGTGGCAAGATCGTGGCAGAAAGCCGTAAAGCAAACCGAGGTAGAGGCGGAGCGAGAAAAGCTTAATGACACCATTACTACCAAACCCTGATTACTATTTACACAATTTAATAACGATGACAAGTTCAGAATCGAAACGGCTCTGGAGAAGAGCTATCAAAGAGCACTTTAATTGTCAATGCGTTTATTGCGGAGAATTTCATGAATTACACAACCTTACAATCGACCATGTACGCCCCAAATGTAAAGGGGGCACAGATGTTACGACGAATGTTGTACCCTCGTGTCGACGATGCAATCAGGAAAAAGGTAGTAGAGAATGGCAAGACTGGATGAGGTCGACATTCGGTGAAACAGAAAGAGAACAAACTATTCTATCACATATTAGATGAGTAAAAAAGATGATGAAATCAATAGGCAACTGATTTTTAACAGTGGTGGAGCTAATCCAGAAGATTATTTAACGCCAAAACAATTAAAAAGGTATAAGGAAAACCCAGAAAGATTTATTGACATAGATGTAGATCTTGCGATGAACCAAGAAGGAGAAGAAGAACTAAAAGACTATGAACAGAATAGAGCTATAAATAACGCATTCAAATTCGATCAACCTAATCGAGCGTTTGAACAGTATAAAACTATAAAAGAGTACTTTCCTGACCTTACAGATCCTAAAGAAACAAGTGACTTTTTAGTAGACATGGTGACGGATGCTGGTATAGCTGTAAAAACTTTTCCCGAGGTTGGTACAGCTTTAAGAGCAATTACAGCAAGAAGAATTGTTGACCAAGCTTTTGATCCAGCTAACAGTATATTTAAAAGAGCTACTACACCAGAAGGCTTAGAAATGCCTATGATGATGTCCGAAAACTTAGGTGGATTTGGTAAAAAAGCAAATAAGAAGATATTTGAAATACAACAAAGTTTACGTCCTAAAACTACTCAGATGGACTTGTTTGCAAATCCAAGCGATGCAGACATGTTAGAACTATACAAATCACAGAATAAAGTTATAGGTCAAAAACGATTACCTAAGAGAGCACAGGCTGGTAGAGCATTACGTCCTACTGATTTCGATGCTATAACCGCAGAGTTTCCAGATATTACTCCAGATCATATTTTTGGTTATATTGAACAAGTAAAAGCTGGTAAATTAGGCTCACCAAAGTATAATCCTACTGTAAACAGATTTGTTAGAAATCAAAAAGGATTAGAAGGTACACTTAGATTTTTAAATCAAAAAGCTGCATATAGTCCTAACTTTGATTTATCAGAGATTGCTGCTGAGTTAACTGCTGAGTTTGGTTTAAAAGGTTCAAAAGTTATCACACCTAAGACTATAGAGAATTTAATACTAGATCAAGGTGGTATATCTTTTAGAACTAGAGGTATGAAAAAAGCTGTTCAAATTAATAATATAGACGATCTACGGAATGTTTACATGGGTAGATTGGCTAGATATAAAGCAATACCAGCTTTTGAAAGAGGTCATGTATTTGCTGCTGACAATATTATAAAGGACAACAGAATTGCAAACCTAACAGATTTTAAAAATAATTTAGAACCAGAAATAGGTAGAAGTATTTATAGACAATTAGATGATGAAGCTATTGAACGACTTATCAAAGAAAACGTAGATCGAAACTTTGATAATATTGAAGACACTTACCAATCAGTGTTAGAAGGTAATCGAAAACGTAAAAACTTAGATGATCCTGATAAAGTTCTTGCAGATTTGTATGGTACACAATATGGATTACGAGAAAGTTTTTTAAGTTACGTATATCCTGACAGATCACTTGGTAGATTGATACCAGCAGATTTAAAAGCTGCATTTACAGATCTTTACAAAAAAGAGTTAGAAATGGCACTGTTAGATTATAAAGGTTTATCAGTTGGCCCATATGCTTTAGATCAGATAAAAAACAAAGTAGCAGTTGATGTACTTAAATCTTTTCCAGATGTAGATACACGAGGCATACTTGAACAGTTAACACTTATGAGTGACAAAGCATACGGTAAAGATATGGTTAACTATCTAACAGGAGAAGCCTTCTGATGAATGAGAATCAAATAATAAATAGCTTAAAACAAGACTTCAAGCTTTTCCTACAAGCACTGTGGGAAGAGCTAGGTCTGCCACAACCTACGAGGGCACAATATGCTATTGCAGATTACTTGCAGAATGGTCCCAAGCGACTACAGATACAAGCGTTTCGGGGAGTTGGTAAGAGCTGGATTACTGGTGCTTTTGTTCTATGGACTTTATTTAATGACGCCGAAAGAAAGATCATGATTATCTCTGCGTCGAAAGAACGTGCAGATAACATGTCTATCTTTTTACAGAAACTGATTATAGACACACCATGGTTAGCATACTTACAACCAAGGTCAGATGAAAGCAGGTGGTCACGTATATCATTCGATGTAAACTGTGCACCACACCAAGCACCCTCTGTTAAGTCAGTGGGTATTACCGGACAGCTTACAGGATCTCGTGCAGACTTAATTGTACTAGATGACGTAGAAGTACCCGGAAACAGTATGACGGAGTTGATGCGTGAAAAATTACTACAGTTATGTACTGAAGCGGAGTCGATCCTTACCCCGAAGGACGATAGCCGTATTATGTATCTCGGGACTCCTCAGACTACTTTTACTGTTTATCGTAAGCTGGCAGAGCGTTCGTATCGTCCCTTTGTTTGGCCCAGCCGATACCCAAAACGAAAAAAGCTCAGTCAATACGAAGGACTCCTAGCACCACAGATACAAGAAGATCTGGATATGGGTGCAGAGGAGTGGGATGTTACAGATCCAGACAGATTTAGTGAAGACGACCTGCTAGAAAGAGAAGCAGCTATGGGTCGAAGCAACTATATGCTTCAGTTCCAGCTTGATACAAGTTTGTCAGATGCAGAAAAGTTCCCTCTTAAAATGGCTGATCTTGTGGTTACTAGCGTCAATCCTACTTCTGCTCCTGATAACGTGGTCTGGTGTTCAGATCCAGCAAATGTTATAAAGGATGCACCCACTGTCGGCTTACCGGGAGACTATTTCTATAGCCCTATGAAGTTGCAAGGAGAGTGGGGACCATATGCTGAGACTATATGCAGCGTAGACCCCTCTGGAAGAGGATCTGACGAAACCGCAGCAGCTTTTATTAGCCAACGTAACGGCTTTCTATACCTACACGAAATGAGAGCCTACAAAGATGGCTATAGCGACGAGACACTTCTCAATATACTCAGAGGTTGTCGTAAGTATAAAGTTACCAAGTTAGTTATTGAGACAAACTTTGGTGATGGTATGGTAGGTGAACTATTCAAAAAACACATACAACAAACAGGACAACACATTGATATTGAAGAAGTTAGGGCGAATGTTAGAAAAGAAGACAGGATCATCGACAGTCTTGAACCTGTGCTTAATCAACACCGTCTTATTATTGATAGGGGTGTTATTGATTGGGACTATGCCTCCAACAAAGACAGTGCACCTGAGAGTCGGCTCCTCTATATGCTCTTTTACCAAATGAGTCGGATGTGTCGTGAGAAAGGTGCTGTAAAGCATGACGATAGGTTGGATACACTTGCACAAGGTGTAAAGTATTTTACTGATGCGTTGTCGATTAATGCTCATGATGCAATTAAACTGAGAAAAAGAGAAGAATGGAATAGTATACTGGAAGATTTCCTTTCATGTCCACAAAGATCTGCGAATCATTTGGTCTTAGGTATGAATAAAGAACAAAGAGATGAAGCAAACGGTCTAGATGGTGATTCACCAGTCCCAACATGGACATAAAGTCGATCCCTCACGTATATAGGGAACGAGAAGGGTGGACTCGCCCCTATGGAGGAGACTCACATCTCCTCCTACATTATTACCAGTTATCATATGAGTTGATAACTCTTAATACACCTACTCTTAACTAAAAAACATGAAATACATTGCAGATATACGTAAAATACGAGCTGCACTGAAGTTAAACAGATGGCCTCTGATAGATTACGTAAAACAAGCCGAAGATGAGCAGCAAAACCGCATAAATAGGCTCTACCCTAAAAAATGACGCAAATTTGAGAAGCCTATTAGCGTTCTCGCCGGGACGCACGTACCCCCAGTGGGTATTATTATTACCGAATATTGCAGATTAATACTGATTATTAACAGCGACAATCGTAATCCGTAGGTAATAATGTTGCCATCTGTATGCGATTTAAATTAATTATATTCACAGTCACGCAAGATATAAACAATTAACAATAGACAATGCAGTCATAGACAGGATAGTTCTGATTAATCATGAGTATCATGTGAGAATGCTGAAGTATCATGACAGTCTCGACTTGATAATGCTATAATGATGGTATAAACAAGATAAGGAGATTAAATGACAAACATCAAGACTACAACTAAGACAGCTTTCGGACAAGTAAGACACTATGTTACAGATCCAGTCCAAGCTGATGCTCTCAAGACTCTCACTGGTAAGATTACAGTCAGTGACAGCGATCTAGTTGCTTTACAAATATTAGGATTACAAGTTAACGGAGTTAACTATGTTAATCAATTAGCACTTGCTGTTTAATTATAATTAGGAGTTAATATGAATCATCAACGTTTTAAATTTTATAAACATTCTACAAGTTATTATAAATCATTATATAATACGATTACAGAGATAGAAGATAAAGGATTAGAACCCTGTATAACACAGTATCCTTCGACTATTAATTATAATAGAAAATCAAAGTTTATTAAAAGTAATAGTAATACTAATAAACTACATAAGAAAGTATAATATTTAGATTTCAATAAATTATATTGTCAACTTAATTTTTAATTGCTATAATAATAATGTAAAGTTAAATTTTATTTATATGTATTATTATTATTTATCAATTATTATTAGTTTATTATTATTTATACCACAAGAATTTATTAATTTGTATTCTTATCAATCAACAATTTATTCACAATCATATTCACAATCAGCAAGGACGCACACACTATCATGACACAGACGACAACAGCAATCAGACGCAGTGACGCAGGCGGATCAGGGACGTATGATGTCTATATTGAGATAGACATAGATTGCGTAGAACTCCTTGACGCTATCGGCCTTGACTACATACAGTGCGAGGACGACGACACGCAGAACGAGGTTGCACTATCATTGACACCAGCAGAGTACAAGGAGTCTATTTATGACTTAGCACTTGGTAGTTGCAATGAGCAAACAATCAGCTCGTATCTACTCAATCCAGAGCTAGGCGAGTACACAACCAAAGTTACAATTTACTCTCCATCAGGAGACAGAGTCACATTTCAATAATTATGCTACACCACCTAACACTCGGACGTAACAAGCCAGACGGCGGTTATGTCACAGACCTCGACTGGCAAATGTATTGTCAAGAGGTACTCGATTCTAACTTTGACGGTTATACTATTACAGACGCAGTGGGAACATGGCAGTCTGATTTAGAAGATACCAAGATAGTTATTATCAATACTACCAACCAAGACAAGGTAGAAGATGTCGCTTTGCTTTACAAGGACATGTTTGACCAAGAAGCTGTAGGTCATTACACAACATCACCAATGGAGTTTATTTAATTATGCAATGGTCACAGAAATACTTTCACGGACTTACACCAATGCAACACGCTGTTAACAACACGTGGTTTGAGACTATGTTCGAACTAGCATTGAAGGATGACGGTATACTATACGTACCAGCACTTAACAAATACTTCAACAAGCAAGGACATGAAATGTACACAGTAATACAAGGAGGTAAGTCGTGAACAACTCGAAGCTATTTGAATGGCTACTCGACAACGATTGCCCATTTAACTTCGAGGTCGTAGGCGATTGGTCAGAACCAATAACTGACGAATCGTGCACCTTAAAATTTACACCAAAGGAGGAAACAAATGCCATTTAATACATACATTGACGACAGAGCCATGATACCAGTACTGTTAGAGCATGACTGGATGATTTGGCAAGACACATGGACAAACTGTTCATACGAGACGTACATAGCTCTCAAGAAGATGTTGACGCATACAGGTAATGCGACAGAGTATTTCTTACGAGGAGAAATGTCTTGATTTCCAAATATTATATTGTCAACCCTTTATTTTTTTGCTAATATAATAGTATGAATATCTTTGTTACCGACCGCTGCCCAATACAGTCAGCACGCAATTTACCTGACAAGCACATAGTCAAGATGCCACTCGAGACATGCCAGATGCTTTCTATTATTTACAGTGACTGGTATTACGGCGTCGGCAAACTATACAAGTCAGACGGCACACCATATCGTACATCACACGGTGCTTTTCGCAAGCATCCATGCACTATCTGGGCTGCCGACAATCAGTACAATCTTGCATGGCTCATACGACACGGCTATGCCTTGTGTCACGAGTACAACTTACGTTACGGCAAGGTACATACTTGTCTTGATGTTATCAGCCAAGCCGAGCGTATCTATCACAAGTCGTTCGACAATCTATTGTTGTCCGACGCATCACGCAAGGTCACGTCATTTACACGTGCCATGCCAGAGTCTATCAAGTTCGACACATCTATCGACACTATCACTGCATACAAGCAGTACCTCAACACCAAGCCGTGGCTAGCTAGTAACTATCTACGCATACCATCACGTAAACCATCATTTATTATTACACCCATGAAACCAGTATACGATTTTTCAACAACACCAGCACAAAGAGCAGAAGAGCAAGCCAAGCAAGACGCAGCTATTGCAGCAGCACAGGTTGCAGCATTAGAAAAGTCTATCAATGACGCACCAGCTGTTAAAACAGTTAAAGCAAAAGCTAGTGGTCTAGTACCAGCCAAGAAGCCAGCAGCTAAGAAATCAGGCAAAGCAGGCAGAATCGTAGGTATATCTAAAGATGAGAATACTTTACTTTACTCATTGTTACAAGCTATTAAGTCTGACAGACAGAATGGCATTGATAGCTATGATGAAATAGTAAACAAGAATCAAGAGGCTTTCGATAAGCTAATTGCAAGATACAACAAGTAATCATGCAAGACTATTTTGACGAGATACACAAGGCTCTCAAAGAGTTCCATGACTGGGACGGCAGAACTACTAAACTCAAGCCACTATATATGCTCATCAAGGTCGATGTTGATGCAGACATAGTGAATAATCAGGACAAGGCAGAGACATATGCCGAGAACCACTGTAACAATCTAGAGTATGCACTCTGTGATTGGTATTATCCTGATGATCCACAATACCCATACATTGCAAAATGAAGAAATACATCAGATTATTGACAGTTATCACCAACTGCTTTATAATAGCTGGTGTAACACGACACTGGATACGATATGACAACACCGAATTGGCAGCACCACAGCAAGAAGCCGCCCAAGTACAAGAAAAAGCCACGCATGATACAGGCTGCCAAAGCCCGTACCAAAGTGCTTATCAATAAACTACGTTCACAATCACCACCACCATGACTTTATACCATTACTACTGCTGCGACACCGCAGATGGCAGACACTTTTGCCTGATGGCATCAGACGACATGGAAGCAGCATTCCGTGCTGACACCATGGCAAAGGAGTGGTACAACACCACACTCAAGGACGTATACCTTGACAAACATGAAAACCCTAACAGACGATATAGACCTTATGACAAAGAAATACTTTCCCAACAACTGGAATAGACTTGTTAAAGTCCCAGATAGTGCCTTCGAGTCACTTGACTACGAAACATTTATGGATTGGAAGATGCACGGCTGGGAGATACTAGGTTCACATAATTGTATTATTCGCACCATTGACTGCGAGACTGGTAAAGTTCGTGAGTACGTCTATCAACGTAGGTCTGCTGCTCATAAAAAGATGATGAAACTTCTTAACGAGCAAAAGCATGAGATACTTATATGTACACATGACAATATACAACACTTAAAACCAGAAAAATACATTACACAACACGATGAAGACCACTTCTATCCCCAGTAGTGATATCTACACATATCATAAACAAGCATTGGACATGCTAAAACCAGATCACCCTCATTATGATGAGATAAAAAAGCACCTACTCTCACAGATACAAGATGAACTATCGGACAGATATAACACAAAACCAAATAGAGCAGCAGATCCTGTTAGAAAGATCACAGATTTCTCAGGGACTCAAGAGACTGCGTGACCAGACACTTAAGTTAGAACAGCAGAACTATGCCTCAGCTAGCGTATATGGTATAGCCTCGCTACAAACATTGCTACCTTTGGTTGTTGATAAGATAGTTACAACAAATAACAAGATCCATCAAGGCAAATACGGTGCAGCCTTCAAGGACATACACATATATTTAGCTACACTCGAGCCGCTTGCCGCAGCAGGTATAGCATGCAAGATCACATTTGATAAAGTCTTTGGTTACAAAGAGGGTTGTAACATTGCAACAAATGTATGCGAAGCTATCGGCAGAGCTATCGAGGATGAGTGTCAGATGAGACACTACGAAGCACACGCACCAGCGTTACTTGCTACACTCAAGGAAGACTATTGGCACAAAGCTATCGGTACACAGCAGAAACTTACTGTTATCAAGACGTTGATGAACAGATACAAAGTAACTCCATGGTCACATTGGAGTAGAGCTATACGTATCAAGCTAGGAGCATGGTTGCTTGACTGTATTATGCAAGCAAGTGGCTGGTTTTACAAGCAGCGTATGCGTACAGGCCGTAAGACTACGGTATACATAGCACCGACAGCTGAGTTCATGGACATCAAGGATGAGGTCATGGCAAATGCAGAGATTTTTTCACCACTTGCATGGCCAATGTTGATACCTCCGAAGGACTGGACAAACGAGTCAGCTGGTGGTTACATGTTGAATGAGCTAATGCAAGGCCATGACTTGGTTCGTAGAGGCGATCCCTCCCGTATACAGGGGGAAATACCTATAGCTTTTCTCAACAAAATACAACAGGTAAAATATCGGTTAAACCCGTTCATAGTCAATGTCGCTATGCTGTGCGAAGA